TAAAAATAAATCCTAATGCAGAATTTTCTGTAAATGCAAATGACATTAATCAAATTACTTGGTTGAATGGAACAACACCTATTCCTAAAGCTGACATAGAAGCACAATTCACAGCAGTAGAATTTGATATGGCTATGGAAGATTTAAGAACTAAAAGAAATAGATTACTTTCTGACACAGATCATTATGCTTTATCAGATCAAACTTTATCTGATGACATGAGAACTTACAGACAATCTTTAAGAGATATAACAAATGGTTTAACTACTGTTGCTGATGTTGAAGCTGTAGTTTTTCCTACTAAACCAACTTCTTAATCCAATTACCTTTATCATCTAGGATCATAGGCATTAGTCTTGGAATACCATCTATAATCATTCCACAACCTATTATAAATCTAGTTTTAAAGTTTTTAGCATAAGCAAATGCCATTGATTTTTGATTAATAAGACAACCAACATTCATACCAAAAAATATATTATCTGGATTAGCCCAATAAGAGATAAGAAACTTAGTATGATAGTGGCCCTGTACACAACTCATACCCATTGCTTGTGAAACTTTTAATACATCTGCTGATCTACCATGAGTAAAGAAACATCTTTTACCATTAGATAATGTAAGAGTAAGATCATCAATCCATTCCCATTTTTTAGTACCAAGAAAATCACCATAATCTTTTAGAAATTCTTTTGACATACCAAACTTTAATGCACGTCTATAAACAAGACTAGAATGGTTACTATCTACTTCTACCATTTTAGGAAATATATCTTCTAGTTCTTTAATGTATTTTCTAGCTTCTTTTAATTCATGCCCTGCGCTAAATAAATCTGGATTATGCTCATGCATAGAGATAGCATGAAAATCTAACAGATCACCTATATTAACAATCATGTCTGGTTTATATTCTTTTTTTATTTCTCTTAAAAATTCTATGCTATCCTTATGATGGTAAGGAATATGCATATCACTAATCACTAATATTCTTTTGTTCATATAACTCCGCAGGAGAACCATCTATATGTTCTTCTAATTGTTTAAGTTGTTCTTTGGGATCAATATATTTAACAATTCCATTTTCAATGTGAACATTATTAATTATTTCAGTAGGTTCATTTTTACCGTAATTAATAATTACATCTTCTATGATTAACATAACTAAACTTATAGTTTAATTTTTAATATTTGCAACTTCTCATTGTTGAGGAAAGTTCGTTAGCACGTTCTGGAGTTTGTTTGGCCCAGACACTATCAAGCATCTCATCTGCGGCTGTATCCCAATCTTCTTCTTTTACAGCTTTTAAAGTGTTTTTAAATTTAGATACACCTGTCATGCCTAATTGAAATACCATCTCAATTATGACACATTTGGCTTTGTAGTTCATAGCTTGATTACCTAGTAATTTTTCAGCACCAACTACAGCATTAGTAAAATCTATTTCAAAATAATCGTTTAATAATTTTTGAGAGTATGTATGTCCTTCTACAAAAGGGTCATCTTCTTTGACTAAATGACCGTACCCAATTGTGGCAAAACCTAGACTATCTTTATAGATAATATTTCTAAAGCCTTCATGTTCTTTGATACGTTCTTTTAGTTCTTCGTACATTATGATGATTTTTTCTTAAATCCAGACTTCATGTTACTGTATGCTTTAGCAGTAATTGTACTCTTAGATTTTGGTCTAGATGTACCTGCTTTTTTTCTAGCATTGATGTTTGCGTATAAACCTTTTTTAGCCATTGTATCTCCTATTTTTTGTTTCTAAAGATTTGTGTACCTTTTATACCATATATTGAAGCAACGACAAGTATCCACAAATTTGTGAACCATGAAGGAAGCTGTGAGAACATATCAAAAAACAATTGAACCTTATCCATTGCTGTAGGATCATCCGATATCACGGCCCACGCAAGTACCAACACGGGCAAACTTAGAATTATCAAAACCGCCTCGTCTTTCCAGTCCGATTGACGGGCCTCTAACAATTTACCTTCGTATTGTTTTTCACCTTTTGCCATAGCTTCTGCATGACGCATTTGAGCATCAGACATAAGCATTTTAGTTTGTTGTTTATTTTTGTAGATGTGTGTACCAGCTTTTAGTGCTAATGATATTGCATTTAACCACATAAATTATCCCCAGAATTTAAAAAATTTTCCTGTTCCTAATATAATAGCAACTAATGAACCAATTGCAAATATTGCTTTTATGCCACCTTTACCCATATTTACTTGAGCCTTTAAATCTTCTATGTCTTTTGAATTTTTTAATACTAATTGTTTTACTTCATCTAATTTGAAAGATATTATTTTGTGAGATGCAGATACAGGAGTTCTTTTTACTATTTTTTTTTTACGCATCTTTACCCTCTTTGCACCAAAATCTAACGTGTAATTTATGTTCATTAATCATAATAAAATCTGTTTTTCCTAAATATTCAACACTTGCTGAATAACCGTATATAGCACATTCTGCATAATTATTAAATAATTTTTGGTATTGAATTGGCTGTGTACATTCACCATTTATGCCAGAACACATCTGTAATATAAGTAAAAATTTAGTCATTATTTATTTTTTATTATTTTTTTAATGGTTTTGCTACCATCAATATTAGTTTCTAATTCTGCTTGTATTTCTCCACACATGAATTGTTTATTATCCATATTCATATTTCTACTAGCTTCACGTTTCATTTTTAAACAAGTAGATAAAGTATCTTGTATTCTATGCTCAACTAATTCTCCGTTGATAAATAAACAAAGAGCAAATACTAATTTAGTGATCGCCATTTAACTTACCAATATTAGCACGAACACTATCTTTTAATTTTTCTGTATCAATTCTTAATCTTTCTACATCTTGTTGTAGTCTATCAATATTAATTTTGTTATTCATCATATCATCAACTCTAACTGTAAGTTTTTCTAAACCTTCTGCTATATGTTCTAGTAACATAAATTGTTCTTGGTCTATAGGTTTTTGAATACTAGCTTCAAGTAAATCTTTTTCAAATAATTGGTTTTTAGTTTCTAATCTATTTAATCTTTCAATTACACCAAAGGCAAACCATGCGCCAATTACGATTGCGCTTATAAGGCCAATTAAATTTCTTAACGGAAGACCAATATTTGTATTTTCATTGATTTTCATTTAGCTATTTTACCTTTATTGATACCTTTTTTAATAACATAATCCCTTGTTCCATTAGCACCTATATTAACTTCTTTTTTTAGGTACTTTGTTAAATTCATTTCTTTAAGTTTTTTTTCTGTATGCTTTTTAAACTGTTCTAATACTTTTGTATCTCTCATTTATTTTTTCTCTTTCTTCTTAATATCTTTACTCTTGATTGCCATAACCAAACAGAAAATCTAATTGAATATGTTTCTAAAAATGAAAACAAAGTGTCCAGACCACCAAAAAATTTTAATAAAAACCTATCAATCATTTTGCTGGGCCTCCAAAAAAAGCCAATAAACACATAAGTATTATTAATATTGCTGTAAATCTGTAATCCATAACCTACTATTTTATCAGAATAAGAGGTTAATTGGTATTATTTTTTCTTTTTGGAGTAATCCCTAGCCTTAATCATTTGAAGGTACTGTATGGCCTTCTCTATGTCTTGTAGGCCACCTTTTGAACCGTGCCTACATATGTATTTGATAGCCGCACCTTCTGCATATAAAAGTTTATTGGCATTAATAAATTTAGCAGGTTGGATAACCATTTTTTTGTAATGGTTACCGCCTACTTGTTTTTTATATACACTCATTAAAATGATACATCCATGTAGTGAGAGCAAAATTCATTGACACTACAATAATGCTGACATCTAACGTCTTCACCTTTACGTTCTACAATAGCGCAACCTTTACCTTCTACCATTTTTTCACCAACGATAAATTGTTTAGCTTGTTCTTTTGTAGGAAATAAACGCCAAGCAGATTTTCTACCATCCTTCATAACAGCAAATTGATCTTCTTTACGCCATCTTTCTTTAGCTGTACACAAAGGTAGTTCCTTCATCTTCTCTGCGTCTTGGTGTAGTTTTATTCTAGCTTTAACGTAGTCTTCCTGTTGTTGATCTGACCATCTACGAATGGGTATCATCACAACTTGTTTTCTAGGATAGTTGTCTGATTGCATTACTCTTAATTTTGACCAATCTCGTAGTATAGCCATGATAGATAATGATTTAACTTTTAATTCTTTTTTATATTTAGTTAAATCTTTTTGGTTTTTACGACACAGAAAATCAAGAACATTCAATTGTTGTTCCCATTCAATTTTACCATTTGTTAAAGCATCTAATGCTGACCAAGCTGAAGTAACTTTAAAATCTATAAGTTTACCGTCACCTGTAAGCAAATCAAAAGCACCAGATAATGTCCAACCGTTAGTGATGGTATCATTTTTATAGTACAATCTACGTTCAGCTATATCACTAGCAACTTTTGCTCGTTCTATAATGTGGTGAACTGATTGGCCTAATAAAGAAAATATACGATCAGACACATCTTCTTTAATCAAATCATTATTTCTCATTTGCAAGACCCTAATTCTAGGGGGTGCAATCAAACGGGTAGTAGAGATGTCTGACCCACTACTATCATAGGGGTCATTCTTTACAGCCCGTTCAATTACTTTTGGTAAGTTTGAGTTATTTGTGATAATCATTAAAATGGGATTGGGCTATCACCGACACTTGCACCATTACCTTCATCACCTTGATCTTGGTTCATGCCTTCTAACTCTTTTGATCTTAAAATAATGTTTCTAATACCTTCAGATAGATTATTAAAAACTTCTTTTTTACCATTTTGAAAATCCTCTAAACTAAACACTACTCCTTGAGTAATTTGTTCAGCAATTGGATCACCTTTTTTCATTGGCATTATAGATGATATTCTTGGTTTCCCATTCTTATCCATAACATTCAATAAACAAGGTACACCAAGTAATTTAGAAATATCAAACGATTGTTTTTCTGCCTCACTAAATGCTCTACCTCTCCATGAAGTTAAATCATTACCAAGATTAGATTTCTCATGTAACGATAACGTATAGAACTTACTGATTGTTAATGGTTGTCCTTCACTATTCAGTTCTTCTGGTGTTTCAAAGATAATTAGAACTTGACGTTTCCAACTAACCTCACCGTTAAAATCTGATTTTTGTGTACCTAGATCAATAATCTTTACACATCTGGCTTTGTGAACGCCAACTGATACACTTGGATAACGTGGTGCATCTCCACTACCTGCTATTATACTTGTCATATTTTAGTCCTTTTTTGTATATTTATTATTTAATTGATAGCGTTATTTCATAGGAATTAACTAAAGTCAAAGATTAATTGACATATGTTAATAAAAATGTATAACTTTTTGCATGGCTACAATATTACCAGAACTAATAAATGAACTTGAAGCAAAAGCTAAACGATTAGAAAAAGATGTTGTGAATATAGATAAGTCATCTGTAATTCCTCAACACACTAACAAAGCTGAAGCTATATTATCAACCACAAAAGAACTAATAGAAACTGAAGAAACAATGAAGTATCTATTAAGATTAAAAAGTATGTATTATGACCAATCTTAAAATAGCAATGGAACGAAAAAAAGAAATCGTTAATCAATACGGTGGTAAAAATTTAGCTAGAATGTTAGGTATTTCACATCCAGCAGTATCAAAATGGAAAGTAATACCACCTTTTAGAGCATATCAGATTGCAAAACTTGGTGATTTTGATATAGAATACATTAGACCAGATTTACAAATTGCGCCTGTAAGGTAGGCGTAGCCCATCCACAATTTAGGGTAAAAATATACCTTCTGTATGGGGCGGTTTTTTCTTTCTCTCTCTAAGTTTAGTTTTCCGCCTCATACCCCCTTATTTTTCAACAATTTTGTATAGCACCGCTATAGCACCGCTATAGGTCTGCTAAAAAGTGCTATCGTTTTGCTAATGGCAAAAAATAGCCCTTCACCTTCACCTTCATCTTCACCTTCACCTCCAACTGCACACAAGATACCCCTATTGACACCTATTTCTTTTTGGTTTAAAACAAAATTAACTAAACTCAAGGACAAAATTAATATGAGAAAATCAATAACAGACGAACAAGCACCTGCGTTTCAATTTTATGCAAGTGATTGGATAAGTGACCCAAATAGATTAAAATTATCTTTAGAAGAACAAGGTGCATATATTTTATTATTTTGCCATGCATGGAGAGGTTTTCATATACCTTTTGATAATGAAACAATTGCCAAAATGTGTGGGTGTAGATTACAAAAAATTGAAAAAATTTTACCAAAAATTAAACATCTATTTGAAGAAGTAAAAGGCAAAGATAATAAAAAATATTTAATATGTATCCAAGCTGAAGCTGAACGTAAGGAACAAATTAAAAATAGAAAAAAAAAAGTAGTAGCAGGTAAGTTAGGTGCTAAAATTAGATGGGGGGAAGAAAGTTTGGAGGAGAGCAAATGACAAAAATAATATTTTTTATTTTAACTTGCGCTACCTGTAATCTAACTCAAGTTTCTTTTAACAAAAGTCCAATGGAAGATTGTTTTGATTATGGCAATCATATTTTAGATCAATTAGAATACAAAGAAGGAACTGATGACATAAGAGCAGGTCATTACACTATACAAGGTTATTTAGTAATAGGTTATCGTTGTGAATAGTTTTAACGAAAATTCTCATTACAGTATGTTTCTTGATTATTTTGGCAAACATCATTCATTCCAAACATTTGATGATAAGGGCCTAAACAAAAGATTAATAAAACAATTACATGGAAGTATAAAAGTACATTTTCACGAATTGGCTGATCTTAACAGTAAAGGTGCAGGTATATATTTTACAGTTAATGAAACTAATGGTCTTGGTCGTACAACTAAAAACATAGAAAAGATTAGGGCTGTGTTTATAGATTTAGATGGTACACCATTACCAGAAAGTTTTAATATTCCACCTAATCTAATTGTAAATACTTCGCCAAAAAAATACCATTGTTATTGGTTAGTCAAAGATATGCCATTAGAAAGTTTTACTTTGTATCAACAAGCATTGGCATCTAAATTTAATTCTGACCCTGTTGTAAAAGATTTACCTAGAATTATGAGAGTTGCAGGTTTTTATCATCACAAAAAAAATCCTTATCCTGTAAAAATAATTCAATGTACAACTGATATGCCATACACCATGAAGGAAATCAAAGAAGGTTTAGAATTAAAAAGGCCAGAGCAAAAAACTATTAAGATGGATTACACACCATCAACATACAAAGGCAAATACACAGGCACACTTCGTTACGGTATCAATGCAGGTGAACGTCATGCACAGTTAGTAAAAATATTAATAGCTATAAAAAAACGTGGTGAGAGTTATGATTACGCAAAAGGTGAAGCTATTGAATTTGCAAACTCATGTGTACCACCAGAAAATTTAAACGAAGTTATGTTTCAACTAAACGATATATGGAGAAGATACTAATGAACTTATTGAGAGATTATCAAAAAAAAGCAATTGAAGATATACGACAACATTTTAGAGAAGGTAAAAAAAGAATATTATTAGTTGCCCCTACAGGTAGCGGTAAAACTGTTATTGCTTGTTCAATGATGGAAGGCTTAGTTAAAAACAATAGATTTGGAATGTTTGTAGCGCACAGACGTGAACTTGTTATGCAATGTAGTAGAAAACTTGCTGACTTTGATATTAAACATGGAGTTATAATGGCAGGTAAGTCTGGTAGTATTTATTCTGATGTTCAAGTTGCAAGTGTTCAAACATTTTCAGCTAGAAAAGACAATGATGATTTTGTTAAACCACAAGCTGATGTAATTATATTGGATGAGGCCCACAGAAGTACATCTAAATCATTTCAAGATTTAATAAACACTTACCCAGACGCATGGGTAATTGGTTTAACTGCAACACCATGTAGAAATGATGGGCGTGGTCTTGGTAATATTTATCAGGAATTAGTCAATTGCGGTACAATCAAAGAATTAACTGCAAAAGGTTACTTAGTACCTAACAGAATAGTTGCCCCATCAATACCAGATTTACAAAACATTCGTATCATGGCAGGTGATTATGAAAAAAAAGCATTGGACACTAGAATGAATACACCTAAATTAGTTGGTGATATTGTAACTCATTGGATAAAGTATGGTGAGAACAGACCTACTGTTGTGTTTGGTACTTCTATTAAACATTCTAAATACATCACAAATATATTTAAACAAAATGGTATTCCTGCGGGTCACATAGATGGTGAGATGCCAGAAATAGAACGTGAAAAAGTATTACAAGATTTACAAGATGATAAAATAAAAGTTTTATCTAATTGTATGGTACTGACAGAGGGTTGGGATCAACCTAAAATCTCATGTGTAATTATAGCAAGGCCCACTAAATCTTATTCTATGTATCTGCAAATGGTTGGTAGAGCATTA